CAACGCTCGCCACCTCGCGAACAATTGAGTTGACGGGCGACGTAACTGGCTCGGCTTCGTTCAATGGGAGTGCAAATGCATCAATTGCCGCGACCATTCAGCCCAACTCGGTGGCGCTGGGCACCGACACGACTGGTGACTACGTAGCGAGCCTCGTTGCTGGTACGGGTGTAACGCTCACTGACAACTCTGGAGAAACGGCAACGCCAACCATCGCAATCGGTCAATCTGTCGCCACGAATGCCAACCCGACGTTCGCTGGCGCGACGCTCGATGCCGTCCAGGTCGGAATCACTGCCGCTGGGGAAATAGACACCACGTCGGGCAACCTGACGATTGACTCGGCTGGCGGCACGGTGACCGTCGATGACGTCTTGACCGTCAATGGCAACATCAACACGAGCAACCAAATACGAATCACTGGTACAACCGCAACGTCAATTCCAAACGTGAATGGGCAACAAGAAGCATTCTTGACCGTCAGGGCATCAGAAGCCTCCTTCGCCGACGGCAACGGACCAAGTCTTCTCCTTGTGCGTAATCATATGAATTCTGGATTGACGGTAAGTCAATACGGCAATTTCTCGCTGACTGGCGGGGGTCGAATCTCTGGCTTCACGGGCGATGGCGGTGGCGGCACCGTTGAAATTTATGGCACGAATGGCGCAACCCAAAGAGGACTCATGGTTACCGCCAACGAGTATGCCGCCTCTGGCAACAAGATACAAACCTGGCAGTCCCATGACTACACGATAAATTCGTTCGTAAAGCCAGACGGTTCGTTCAGCATCAGGAACGTCCAGGTCGGTCTCACCGCCGCTGGCGAGATTGACACATCTTCAGGCAACCTCACGATTGACTCGGCTGGCGGAACCGTCACCGTCGACGACAACCTGACGGTCACGGGCAACCTGACCGTCTCGGGGACCACGACCACCGTCAATACAGAGACGATTGAGTTGGCGGACAACATCATCGTTTTCAACAGCAATGCCTCTGGCGCCCCATCGGAGAACGCGGGAATCGAAATCGAGCGCGGTTCATCCACAAATGTCGCTCTTCGCTGGAACGAAACCAACGACAAGTGGGAAATAACCACGGACGGAACAACCTACGACAACATAGCAACCGAAACGTACGCCGCATCGCTGACACCAGCAACGCTCAACGATATTGGTGATGTCACAATTACCAGCGCTGCCAACGGCGAGTTCCTGAAGTGGAACGGCTCCGCGTGGGTTAATGCCTCAATCCCGACAATCAACACGCTTGATGACGTCGGCGATGTCACCATCACGGCTGCGGCTTCTGGCGATTTCCTCAAGTGGAACGGCACCGCGTGGGTCAACGACCCCATCAACCTTGCAACTGACACGGTTGGAAATTACATGGCAGATGTTTCGGCTGGGGATGGAATAACGGTTACGCATACCGCAGGAGAAGGTTCAACCGCAACCGTCTCGGCAAGAGATACTTTGGTAAGGTTCTACATGGAGGTTATCTGATATGGCATTGACACAAAAACGATTGGTTGGTCCTACCCAACTAAACACCACGACAAGCACCGTGCTCTACACCGTGCCGCAGAGCACGACGACCATCGTCAAGCAGATTATCCTCTGCAACACGACAGCGTCTGCCGTGACGGTAACGCTTGTGTGCAAGCCGCTCAACGTTGCCCAGGAATCGTCTCAGAATTTTTTCAATTCTTTATCTATCGGAGCAAACGAGACGCTCACGTTCCAGACCAACTTGGTGCTCACCAATAACGGGAGCACTGCCAACGCAACCAACAGCGACCAAATTATCGGTTCTGCCAGCGCAAACACCGCAGTGAATATTATTCTGAACGGAGTTGAAGAGACCTGATGGTTGCCAGTTTTGTCCGTCTGAACAACTCGTCAATTTCAACAGCGGAGTCCACATCAAGTATTTCGGGCTCACTGGCAAACTTGGCAAGTTATTTGAACCTTCCAGACCCCGTCTATGGGACTGGAGCGGATGGCGACGTCACAATCTCCGCGAACACAACTCTCACAAGAGACCAGAATTATCGCAACCTAACAATAAATGACACCATAACACTTGACCCAGGTGGCTACAGGATTTTTGTTCAAAATGTTTTGACGCTTGGTTCGGCATCGGTGGTTGGATTTACCACTGGCTTCACTACGGCTGGCACGCTCGCTCAGGGTGGTGCTGTGAACACGGCGGTAACCCACAGTCTTGGCGGCTCCAGCGGAGCACAAACAGCCACAGAACCAACCTCAGCGCTCGGTGGTTCTTTGTATTATCAGCAGCCATTTCAAGCAATCCGCGGATGGGCAGTCACCGCGGCATCAACAACGCCAACATTCTTGAGAGGCGGCGCTGGTGGTTCGTCTGGCACTGGTGGTGGAGTCATCGTTATCGCTGCACGGTATATAACCGTTTCTTCTGGAACAGCACACTTTAAGGCGCCAGGCACCGCTGGCTCGGGAGGCGGTGGTGGTGGGGTAATTTTGATTGTTTCTTCTGCTTCTACTCTCAATGCTGGTGTAAGCACCGATGTAACTGGAGGTACTGGGGCATCGGCTGGCACCGTGAACTATATGCAGGTGGCGTGATATGGCATTTGAAAGATTTGGCTCAGACCAAAGTCCAGTTCAAAAAACGGGAACCGATAAAATTTTTGGTAACGGCAGCGATGGCAATGTAACTATTTCTACAAATACAAGTCTGTCTAGAGACATGTACTACAACACATTGACCGTAAATTCAAGCGTCACGTTGTTTACAAACGGTTTCAAAATTTTTGTAAAAGAAACATTGACAAATAACGGAACAATCGGAATGCCGACTGGCACCGCCCAAACCACAGCAGTCCTGGCTGGAAGTGTAATGACACGGATAGACGGAACCGCTGGATACATTTCAGCAGATGCAATCTCAGGAACATTGACACTCGCCGAAGTGCGCAACATGGATTCCCTTATTGAAGGAATCATGCAAAAAAGCGCCACTAGGCGCGTTTGGTTTGCTGGAGCGGCTGGCGCTGATGGAAACCCTGGAACGGCAAATGCTGGTGGAGGTTCTGGAGCAAATCCTGGGACCGCTGGAACTGGTGGTTCGGCAGGTCAGGGCGGTGGCTCCGTTTTAGTCCTCGCCAAATCAATCAGCGGCTCTGGAACATTCGTTAGCGAGGGAACTGCTGGAGCATCTGGCAACCCTGGTGTGTCTGGCGACAGCGTCGCAGGGAACCCTGGTCATAACCCTGGCGGTTCTGGACACAATCCTGGCGGTTCTGGACACAATCCTGGCGGACATGCCCAAGGTCATCACCCTGCTGGACATGCCCAAGGTCATCACCCTGGCGGACATAATCCGCCTGGGCACTTCCATCACCCATCCCATCACCAAGCACCAAACTGCTTCCACGGCACGGAACATAACGCTGGTTATTGTTTTGGGGGGCATCACCCAGGGCATCACAATCCGTCCCATCAGCACACAAACCCAGGAAATTCTCATCCTGGAAATCCATTTCACCATTCTCATCCTGGAAATCCATTTCACCATTCTCATCCTGGGAACCCGTTTTCCCATCCTGGGAACCCGTTTTCTCATCCTGGAAATCCATTTCACAATCCTTCGTATGCAGGCGGAACAGCAAATCCAGGAAATGCAGGAAACCCAGGAAATCAGGGAACTCTTGCCGTCATGACCAGGGGCATAACAACACACGTGGCGGCATCAAATTTGACATATGTTGAGGACTTGGATGACTGACCAGGCCTACATTGATGCAAGTGGTATTATTGGAAGCGGTTTTACATCGCCAACAATTTGGAGGACACCTCAAATGCCATATGAATTTTCGTTGCTTTCCGCAGAGGAAAAGGTGCAAGAGGCAAATCGTGTCAAGAAAGAACTTGAGCGTCAGTTGTATGGTGCAATCCTCAAACTTGGGCTTGACCCAGAAACATATGACACCGCTGCTCACGTTGTGCCAGAAGATGAGTCGGAAATCAATTATCCAGTAAAACTTGAAATCTCAAGACTTTTGAGCAATATCGCATTCATAGATGGAATGTGATTTTCTCACCCTGTTGGGTGTGATAGGTTTACATCATGTCAACAGAACCGAAAGAACTTGCACCTTGTCTGCTTGTATTTGATAACTGTTTTAAGCCAGGAACATTCGTAGATGACGTTGAGGCTGAGTGCGGTCAGTCATGGGGTTATCTTTCTTGGTATATGTCGAGAGTTGGAACCTCTGAAACACAATCAGAAAGACCAGATTACAGGTCTTCGCTATTGTGCGACTTGGCGGTGCTGGGGATGCCGTTGGAAGCCGTAGCAGAACAAAGAATAATCCCCCTCGTTGAATCGTGGCATAAAATTCATGGGGATTTACAAAAAATCGTATGGACGTATAGAAATATGTACAACATTGATGTCAACGAAGACGAAGGCTTTGCAATCAACAAGTATGGGCGTGGCGCAGAATACAAGGGTCATGTTGACCACCACCCCACCAATCAAAGAATTTTTAGCATTGTTGCTTTCCTGAACGATAATTTTGCTGGTGGCGAATTGACATTCCCATTGTTCAATGTTTCCGTAAAGCCAAAGGCTGGTTCTGCCGTAATGTTTCCTTCAAATTTCCCTTACTTCCATTACGCCAATCCAGTTGGCTCTAATTCCAGCAATGAAGTGAAATATTCTTTGGTTACATGGTTCAGGTGACGCCGTGCAAAAACATGTATGCATTGTTGGTTCTGGCACTTCTGGATTAATCACTGCGCTAACTATCAACAGTTTATTTAGAAATTATAAAGTAACTGTAATATCTTCTGAAAAAATCGGAATTATTGGCGTCGGGGAGGGTTCCACAGAACACTGGCGCCACTATTTTCAGCAGCCGTGCAATATTCCAGTAGGCGAAATGATAAGGGAATGCGCTGCAACTCACAAGTATGGAATTCGGTTCGAAAACTGGACAAATCATACTCCAGATTATTTTCATAGCATTAGCGGCAGCGCACTAGGACCCAATAATTTTAATGCCGTTTATACGTTTGCGCATTTTAATAATTGGCTTTTGACACCAGCAATGTTGACACATTTGGAAAACGGAAAAGTTGTGGACAACAAGGAAAGTCCCCATGCCACAACAAATCAATTTCATTTTGACACATTTAAGTTAAACGCATATTTGACAAAATTATGCAAACAAAGGGGTGTTCAGTTTGGTGAAGGAATAGTGACCAAAATAGAAAGAAATGTAGAGAGCGGAAATATAACCAGCATCTTTACTGACACTAATCTAAAATGCTCTGCTGATTTTTACGTGGATGCAAGTGGCTTTAATAGGGTGCTAATGAGCAAACTTGTTGACAATGATAAATTTAATAGTTATAGAAAGTATATTCCTTGCGATTCTGCCGCTGTTTTGCCGACACCCAAAGATGAAACTGGAAGAATAAACCCGTACACTCGTGCTCGCGCAATGCCCAACGGCTGGATGTGGGAAATTCCAACACAGGAGCGTCGCGGAAACGGTTATGTTTTTGCTTCCGATTTTTGCAGCGATGAACAGGCAGTAAAGGAAATGTCCGAGGCGCACGGAAAAGAAATAACTCCAGCAAGAATAATTAGATTCAAATCTGGATATTTTGAGAATGGCTTGCTATTCAATTGTGCTGCGGTCGGATTGTCAACATCATTTGTTGAGCCACTTGAGGCAACTGCCATAAGCACATCAATTCAGCAGGCAAGAATGATTTGCTCAATGCTCCCGACCTTTCATGTTGGCAACGAGGCACAGGCAAGGCAGTATAAGTTGAGGTACGAATCCTTGCTGGAAAATATCATTACAATGATTTCCTTACATTATATTTCTGACAGAACAGACACCGAAATGTGGAGGGCTCAGCAACACGCAGAAAAGCCATCAACTTTGAATTTCCTGCTTGAATTGTGGAAAGAAAGAATGCCAGAAGCCCATGACATTCCAATTTTTGGTTATGAACTGTTTCTCTCCGAACATTTTTGGCATGTTGCGCAAGGACAAGGTGTCCTAAATAAAGAAGTTGCCCTTGAGCAACTGAACGCATATCAAAGCCATGAGCCATGCGCAAAGATATATGCTGGGAAAAAGATGGAGCAAGCAAAAACTAGAAAGATTGACCATGCGGCCCTTTTCAAAAAGTAGGCGCCGCACTGCAAAAATTTGGGACCAAATTCCATCCCCAAAACCAAATGAATTATTTGCTGCACCAGTCGACAACAGATTATGGCACCCAACTTTAGCGGTCAGGGAATCGCGCTCAAAAATTCCAGACTGGTACAAACAAATTCCCAGCGGTGAAACTTCGTTAAAACGATGTTATGGGTTGGCAGATTTTCTTAGAACTGGGTACATCCTCCCACTGTGGGCATCATTGGACATACGCCGCCCCATATCCAAGTTTGACCAAAAGATAGACGCTCGGTACAACATAGTTGATTCTCATTTGTTTCAAGCAGAAACAGTGTCAGAAGATGACATGGATTACTATTTCACCATGGATTCGCTTTTCAGAAATCAGTTTTCTAATTACCAATCTGGGACTGAATGTCCAGTGGCAAAACAAAAGCCTCGCGAATCATCGTATTTAAAACTGGTTAATCCATGGGTATTTAGAACGGCCCCAGGCTGGTCTTCATTATTTTTGCCAGTTCTGTGGGAGCCGAGCCGAAACTACCAAGTCCTTGGGGCAGTTATCCATACAGATTCGTATCCAAGTGCAAATTGTGTACTCAACGTTCTCACTAACGAACCGTTCAGAATAGACGAGGGAACTGCGATGTATCACATTGTCCCTTTTGAGAGAAAGCATTCAATGCTGAATACTTCAGTTATAAAGGGAGATGCATCAATTCATGGATTAATGAAACACACGGGTTTTGGGGCAGTATTCACAACAAAAGAAGATACTCACGGCGGCTACAAACGCGAGCAAAAGAGAATGGACAAGTTGGTCGAGTAAATGTACAGATTCGTATTTTGCCCTCAAGAAAGAAAAGTGGAAGACGCTTACGCTTTGGCCGAAGAGTGGAAACTGCCCATACAACATGGTGATTCGGAGCGAAGTGAATCGCATGATTTTGATAGAACAAACATTTGCGTGGTTTCAATACCAACGGACAATGGCTTCAACAAAGAGGACGTGCGAGTATACGTTGGCGAACCAGTTGGAATAACGTATGCAGATGATTGGAATGAATCATCAAAATATTCATTTTTTATTAGACCATATGGAATAAAAACAGGAAAAGATAACTGGAATGTTCCAGTAATGGCTATGGATTCACATCATGTTCAAATAGCAATATCACTAACGTTTCCTGGGAAATATGAACTTGTTGCCAAATTGGATAATATTGAAAAGAATTCAACGACAATCGAAGTTGTTCCTTTTGAGGCGGAGGAAGAATGATTGAACTTATTGGCGGCAAAAGCACACATATTGCAGTCATTCCAGACATAATCCCGCTTGATACGTGCTCTGAATTAATAGAGTCATGTAAAGAGGATTTTCAAAAATTGTTTTACCCAGGACCGACTCTTGCTGGTGTTGACACAAGCATAAAGTGGACAATGGACTTTGATTTCAGTGGTGACCAAGCACGAGAAAGAGGGTGCGACTACGACAAATACAGAGCATTTGAAATGAGAATTTACAGGTCGTTGTGGGCTGCAATATCCCTATACGTTGAAGAATTTCAGGAAATTCGAATAGCGCCAAATCTTTACGACAGCGGCTACAGGCTACAAAAATACAATATGGAAAAAGGATATTACAGAAGCCATCACGATGGAGCGCCATGGGACCCAGAACCAACTTGTCTTAGGGTCCTTGGAGCCGTCATGTACCTAAATACAGTCGAGCGAGGTGGAGAAACCTCTTTCCCACTTCATGGTTTAAAAATAAAAGCGACTGCTGGCTCAGTAGCGCTTTTTCCAGCAAACTGGACTCATCCACATCAGTCGTGCGTACCAATAACAAACGACAAATGGATTGTTAGTTCATTTATATTATCCAACCGACGACCTTCGGCGGTTAATGAAACGCATAACAATATTCAGCAATTTCATGTGATTGACACCAATCCAGCAAATCAACCAAATAATGAACAATGAAAACATTTCCAATTCTGATTCAACAGTTGATTCCCGATGAATTAATACGTTTGGAATTGTCAAATCAGCAGTTTGGTCAAAAGGTTGTCAAAAGCACTGGCTGGGGACGAATAACAAACGATATTCCAATGATTAACTCAATTGTTAATAAAACTGTCAATGACAAGTTTTATGAAATAATATACGGCTGCGCAAAAACATATTTTGGCGAAACCGCAATACCGTCTTATTGGAAGTGGGCAAAGTATTGCCCAATGTTTGGAACCCCAAACATACCCCCACACATAGACATAAACGCATGCACATACACAATAGATTTACAATTGGCTGGCAATATCGATTGGGAGATTTATGTAGAAGGCAAGCCATACCTAATGAAGAACGGTGATGCGCTTTTGTATCTCGGTAGTGAGCAAATGCACTGGCGACCAAAATTTCCAAATAACTCTTTCTTCAGTTCCCTCGAAATGTGTTTTATACATTTCACTGAGCCAGACCACTGGTATCACACAAAAGGACCAAGATGGATGGATGAAGACGAAATAAGGCTCCCATGGAGAGGGCGAATGTTAGAACTTTTGCCCAAATACAAGTGCGATACGTATCAACCCTTTGAGGACCCAGCGGACTTTGCTGGCTACTAGGATTTGCCCATGAGCAAAGTAACGCTGTATTGGGCACCAGCACACGGCCTGGGAAACCAATACGACTTTTCGCATTTGTATCCGTTTCCAAACAGTTTATTTGAAGAACTATCTCCGCTAAAAGCCGACCTAAAAGACAATAGAGACGACTATTTACGTTGTCCTGCTGTTGGGAATAGATTAAAAAAAATTTTTGTTTTGAGGTCAAGCAATGACACTCGGGTCAGCGTAATTGACGGACAGCACATCTCATACGATGTCAAGTCAGAAGACGACCAACGAAGATATCAAACTGGCATTGAACTACTGCACAAGCCAACTTTGGAAAATTGTTTATTGCTCAACTACATGCACCCAATAATTTTTTTTACGGATGCCCCTTCGTTAAACGTCTCAATCAGCCCGCCGTTTTTTCACAAAACAGTTCATTCAGAGTATGGCGCCATAGTTCCTGGAGAGTTTGACGTTGCCAATTGGTTTAGACCAATGAATTTTGAATTTCAACTATGGTATGGGGTCACCGAATTGCATGTTCCAGCAGGTGAGCCAATTGGTTACGTTGAGTGTCAAACCGACGCAAAAATTGAACTACGAAAATTTAGATTAACTCAGTCCCTAAACAGGTTGTCCAGTTCATTGATTCACGTTTCTCCACACCGAAGGTTTGCTAAACTTTCTGAAAAATACAAGTTATTTAAGAATGCAAAGATATCGCAAGGCATACTTCGGGAAATACAGGAAAATTTGGTCGACTAAGGAAAAGAGTCATGCTTACACCACAAGACATTGTCCAGATATCCAAGAAATTCTTTGAGAAGAGTTACTGGAACAAGGTCAACGCAATTGAGGCTTGGGCGTTCGGCACCAAACTGTCCATCATCATTCCTGGATTGCTGTTCGGTAAGCAGTGGTGGTGGCTTTACATATTTGCGCTGGTGTCGAGCCTTGCGCTCATCCTGACATCAACAATAAAGACGCTCCCGACAATCATCTGGTTCAATGTCGCGTGGGTTGTCCTTGCCTCAACGGCAATAGCAAAACACTTCTTATAAATTTGTGTCTAGTTTTCTTTGCCCCATTTACCAATAGGACATTCGGCAAATTTCAATCTTGTTTTTATTCGCATAAAACAGCCACACTCTTTGCATTGACCAGTCGGCTTAAAGAAACGTGGGCAAGCAAGACACACATTAAAACGAACTTCGTTGAACGGTTGCCCATCGGCGACCTTCTTCTTTTTTCCCATATCAGTCCTCTGCTGCTGCTGCGTCTCGCGCCCTCACGTACTGCGCCCACTGAATGTTTTTGAAATTTGTGTATTGAAGTATTGAGTTAATGTATGCAAAGGTTTTCTGCGGGGAAACACTGCTCATGTTTGAAGAAACTCCATCAATAATGACAGAAACAGAATTCTGCAACTCGGTGGAGATGTGCGTCCAAAGGTCGCCCAATAGTGACCCATTTGCCTCGCATGCGGCGATGAGTTGCTGTGTGTCCGTAAGTCCAATAAGTTCATCGTCAAAATCAACGAGTGGTCCGTTGCTGGTTGCTTTAATTTTAAATGACATAATTTGTCTCCTTATGCTGGTTGATATTCGAAGTTGTCCACGTTTGTGGCTGCTGTTGCCGATACCGATGATAGTGCAACACCGTGTTTCTTACCACGTTTTGCTCCAATGGCTGTGTGGGAAAGACTCATTGTTCCGCCCCCGTTATCCAACGGAGCGGATATAATTACTCCTTCTTCAGATGTATTAACCCTTACATACGAAGGTCTGGCGCTTGAACTAGAAGTTACCACAGCACTTGACACAGCAACCGTGGTAAGAACAGAAGCATCGACTTTTTTGAGAATAATGGTGTGGCTGTAATTTGTTCCAGTGTTTGCTGTCGCCGCATAGTTTGCTGGGTAAACGCATGTCGAACCAGACAGGGTGACAATTGAACTATTTGTCGGGCAGGAATACGTTGTGGTTGCTGTGGCTGGGTAACTTCCATATGACGCTGTTGCTGGGCCAAGCAAGCAACGATTTCCATCGGGTGTTCCAAGTGGGCAATAAAGCGTTTGTCCTGTTGGGTAATAAACACAGCCACTTCTTTTGAATTCCCAACACACCCCGTTAAAAAATCCCTGTGACCAAATGTAAAAAGCGCAACCAAATAGTGGGTCGGGTGGAAGGTTGTAACCACTGTAGCAACTACAGGTTGCAGGGTCTCCTACTTCATAGCCAAAACAACCACAGCCCGACAAATAGATTCCATCATCTATCGTTGTTGGATTGCATCCAGGTGTTGCAACGTCGTTTGTAGTGTCAAGAAGTGTTCCACCTCCATAACAATTTGTTCCATCAAGGTCTCCAAACACGCACGAATACGAAACCGTATTGCATGTTGTTCCACTAAGAGTTCCACCAGAAGGACACGAATACGATGTGCTGGGTGTTGCGGCGTAGTTTGCTGGGTATGTGCATGTCGTACCAATTAAAGTCACAACAGATGTATTTGTCGGACAAGTATAAAACGTAAAATTTCCAGCGGCCATTTCTGTTACGGCGATAAAGTAGTTGTCTGCATCAACCGCCCAAAAAGCCACGCCCCACCCAAATCCAGATGAGCCCTGTCCAATTTGGACTTGAGCATTCTTTGTATTTGTTTGCACAACGGCAATTGGATTAGTCGCTGGTGAAGCAACAGTGGCAAGACGATTGGAAGAGATTGACCAATCCCCCTTCAGTTCTTGCCACTTATTTGTGGATGTATAAATTGTCGTACTGTCTGCTCTGGTAAACGTATCCGAAAAAGCGGCAAGTATTTCCCCACCAGAAGAATCAATTATTCCAGGAATCATGTTGTAATATTGCCAATGAGAACCCAACTGTTGGTCGCTCTTTTAATTAGGGTTGCTGCTGCCCATTTACCATTGAGTTTGAGGGCGTCGTCATATCCATTGACCGTGACGGTAGTCGGGCTAGTTGCTCCGACAACCGTCACCTGACCAGTGTTGGTCTGCAAAATATCAATTCTGTCTCCCACAGCAAAAGCAACAGTTGCTTCTGCTGGAACGGTCAGGGTAATTGGGTTCGTATTACTTAGTTCAACAAGAGCACCAAGGTCAGATAATGCAACCGTATATGTTGTTCCAGTTTGTGAATTTTGAGTAGACCTAAATCCAGCCCTTGGCGCACCAGTCGCTAAATCCGTTACGGTTATTGAGTTATTTAAATTAAGTTTGCCATATGCAATAGCCGCCGCAGCATTTATGTCCGCATTTACGATTGTTCCGTCTGCAATTTTTGCTGATGTTACGGCCTCGTCTGCAATCTTTGCCGTGGTTACATTGGCATCAGCAATCTTTGCTGTGGTTACGCTGGAGTCAGCAATCTTTGCTGTAGTTACGTTGGCGTCCGCAAGTTTTATAGTTGTCACGGCACCGTCTGCAAGTTTGACAGTGGTCACAGCACCATCAGCAAGTTTTATGGTAACTATTTCACCATCTTCTACTTGGGCGCCGATTTCATCCCAGGATGTACCGTCGTAGTAATACAACCTCTCCGTCGATTCAACATACGCAAAGAGACCAGACTGAAGTGCTGGCGCGCCAGCAACACCGTAGGCAGCAGTTCTTGCGGCTATGGTTGCAAATCTTGCAATGACTTGATTCGCAATATAGTCATTTAAATCTGCGGCATCAAGAGTTTGCCCAGAAGCCCAATTTTTTACTCCGCCTGGCATACAAGTGCTCCTACATCATCAAACGTGCACAACAATAATACATCAGTGGTGAAGCCAGTGCAATTACGCGTGATGTAAAATTGGTGCGCCCCTAGGAGGCGCTGAAGTTGAAAAGACGTTTTGTTGCGCGAAATTTTGTATCGCTAGTTGTAGCAATAGCATTTTTATTTAGTTTTTTTTCATCACTTGACAGTGCTGTTGTTAAAGCGACAGGTGACTGCAACACCGCCTACTCTGCTTCCAACTTCGTGTTTGGCGGAGTCGGGCAAGACAATGCTGGCACGATTCGACTGACTCCAGCGACTAACGGCCAGTTCGGCGCCGTCTGGAATAAGACCCGCATCAACCTGGCCAACGACTTCTGCCTCACGGCTGAGGTATACCTCGGCGCATCGGACTGGGGCGCGGACGGGATGGCGTTCGTCATGCAACCGAACTCGACGGCGGCAGGCGGCGCGGGCGGCGGTCTCGGATACCATGGCGTGACTCCGTCCTTCGTGGTTGAGTACGACACCTACTGGAACAGCGATGTTTACGACCCGTACAACGACCACGTCGGGCTGATGAAGAACGGGAACGTCTACCACATAGCCGCTTCGCAGTGGGGTCAGAATCCCGTCGACGTCGGAAACCTCGAAGACAATCAGTGGCGCAAAACAAAAATTTTGTGGGAGTCAACGACTGACAAGGTCTCGGTCTGGCTCGACAAGAACTATGACGGCGACATGCTCGACGCGGGTGAAAAGTTGTTCGACGCCGTCTCTGCCAACATTGAGGCAAACTTCAGCAACTTCAGCGGCGAGGTCTACTGGGGTTTTACTGCCGCAACTGGTGGGCTCAACAACCTTCAACAGGTGAGGAACATCACCTACTCAGCAACAGCCAGAGTGAACACCGCTCCGACAGTGGTGACTGCGCCGACAATTGCTGCCTCTATCGTCCGAAACACAGCGACAACTGCGTCATTTGTTTTGGCTGATGATGCGACCACACAAGCACAGTGGACCTTCACTAAATCTTCAAGCAACGAGACGGTGGTTCCGCTTGGTTCGATATCGGCATCCATGTCAAGCGCTACGGCGGGCACGATAACAATAACGGCGGTTACGGCGGGCACCTCGAATGTAACGGTGAACGCTGTAGACGCAGACGGCGTCTCGGTCGCAATGACCCTTGCGGTGACAACAACCGATGCGGTTGCGCCTACCACTACTACGACTACGACCACTACCACAACTACTACAACTACCACTACGACAACGACAATCCCCGCCGCGGGTCAAGGCACAGAGACAACAGAACAATTCGAGGGTCCCGGGCCAACGCTTACTGGTCTTACCGTCACTGTCAACAACAGCAACCTGACGACATCAAACCAAGGCGGTTGGTACTACGCGAACCTGAGCAACGGCTACGGCACGCAAGGTTACGCAATCTACGCAAGTTATCCGGCACAGCCTGTCGTATTTACGCTTCCGTCGTCGTTGAATCCGCGAAGCTTTTACTTCCGCGTTGGTGCAAAGAACGGCAACGAGACAGGCACCGTCACATACGCCGACAACACAACAGCGTCATTTACGATCAGCCACTCGGTTCTTACCGCCGGCTGCTCAACCTGCCAGGCTCCTGGCTATTACAAAGAGATCTATTTCAACGGCAACGGCAAGATCATCTCGAGCTTCACACTTCCCTCAGGCGGCGGCGACATCTACTTTGTCGACATGCTGCGCATCAGCGACTCAACATCTGTCGCGAGCGTCGTTGATCCAAACCCAGTCTCCACGACAACCACGACAACCACGACAACCACCTCTACGACAACGACAACCACGTCAACAACAACCACCGTTCCTCCCACAACCACAACCACGGTCCCTGTCAATGCAGTCTGGGGAGGAGTAAACGAAAACGGCAATCTTACCTTGACAGTTCCTCAGGGCAACGTGTTTACAGACGTGTTGTTCGCAAGCTACGGAACTCCAAACGGTTCAAACGGAAACTACACAATTGGTGATTGCCACGCCGCTTCGTCTGTATCGTACGTCAGCAGCATTGCTCTTGGTGAAAGCACGGTCACAGTCTGGGCGTCGAACAATCGCTTTGGCGATCCCTGCCCTGGAGTCGGCAAGCGTCTTCGTGTTGTTCTTGAGTACGGCCCCACTCCAACAACAACAACCACGACAACCACGACAACCACGCTGCCGCCCACTACTGTTCCACCAACTACGGTTCCGTCTACAACTGTGCCGCCCACAACTGTTTATGTTCCACCAGTTACCACCACTACCGAATATGTTGCCCCAACTACTACAACTGTTTATGTTCCAACGGCTACGACGACCACGACGACAACTACTGTTCCTGAAACGACTTCAACGACTTCAACAACGACCTCAACAACGACCATCCCGCCAGAGACATCTTCAACCAGTACCACAACAACGACAACATTGCCACAAACTACTGTTCCTGATGATAAAGAGGAACCTCAGCCTGAGGAGCCTGAGACAACTTCGACGACTCTTCCTGATGAACCAGAACAATCCCCAGAAGAAGAACAACAGCAAGAAGAAACAGACCAAGAAGAATCCACACAAGAAGAAACAGAATCATCACAAGATGAAGTAGTAATAGAAATAGACGCAACAACTGAAGAAATTTTGGACGCAATAGATGAAGCTAGTTCAGAAGAGCTTGCGGAAATAGTGGAACAAGTTGAACCGGACAAATTGGTTGAAGTTTTAGAAGAACTTTCGGAAGAAAAAACAACAGAACTTGTTGAGTCAGTTAAAACCGTTGAGGGTCTGGGCAACGTTATTGAGGCTTTAACTAAAAAAGATGATGAACCCATAGCCGCAGTTGTAGCCGTAGCTATTATTTTAAATGAAAACTTTAATAATGTTTCTACAGAAACTGCCCAAGAAGTATTCGCTGCTATAGAGCCAGAGCTTTTTACCGAAGAGCAAAAGTCTGAATTGTCAGAAGCTTTGACCGAGGCACCAGAAGAAATTAAAGAAGCTTTTGAAGAAGAAATTAATATATACGGAGAAGGCTTTGATGAGTATGTGCCAACCGGTTCTAGCATAGACGTAGGGGATCGCAGAACGATCATAGCGGCTGCCACCGTAATATCCACAATAGGCACCGCAGCGGCTTCTACAGGGGCCCCTGGAAGCCCCAGGAGCCCTTCTGGGGGGTCTTCAGGTGGTGGGGGTAGTCCTGGTGGGGGTCAAGCTTCTGTGGGTTCTGGAGACGCTGCTAGAAAGGAAGAAGAATTAGAAAAAGAAGAGGAAGAAGGCGGTGGAATAGAAGGCCCAGAAGGCGACGAAGAAGATATTATTTTAACAAGAAACAGTATATTCGATTACTATATGCAAGGGGGTATAGAAATGAAAAAAATGAATTGGTTTGGTTTGGGCAAGAAAGTCTGGGAAACCACAGCTGGATTAGCTTTTACTCTAGCTGGTAGCTTTGTAATGTTTGTTACATTGTCTGGCGAGACCAGAAAGATGGCTATCATTGCAACCGCTGTAGCTCTGGGCGTCCATTACATTCATGAAGTCTTAAAAAACGACGAGGAGTAATGAATGAATTTTCCACCATTCTTGGGCTTAGCCTAGCTTAAGCCTCGCCATGCATTCTGCCTTCATGATGTTCAAATCAAGGTCGTTGGAGACCATCCCGTATCGCTTGCCGCAGTTGTTATACCCAGCGGCGAACTGCCATATGTCCCAATCCTTCCAGCCCATCAGTGGTTTGGGCTGTTCAAAAGATAATGCCCAATCGACCCAGTCGGCGGGGTTCATCGGCACGCCGTTCTGCTCAAATTGCTTATGCGAGTACTGGACGTATTTCGCCACCCATAGCGGGCAGTTGCCGTGCTTGCGCGACTTGACCCTCGAATTCCAGAACCAATCGCCACTGTACACCGTTGGGGGTCTCCCGAGTGTTTCGGTCGCACGCTTGATGATGTAGTCAACGGATTTCCTCACGTGCCTTGGGTGGAGGTCACCGTGGTGCTCTACATCTATCTGTGGAGCGAGGTTCGCCCCATACTTGCAGTGTGCCTCGAGAAGAATTGATATCTGCTCCTCGGCGTTGAGTTCTGGCTTCACGTACACGTAGTAACCGAACGGTATCTTGTTTTTCGCTACGCGCTTTGAGTTGTATTCGAGCATGGAATCCTGCTTGGTGCCTACGTTGCTTCTAATGTATGCAAAATCAAACCCGAACGAGGCGACCTTCTTCCAGGCTATTTCTCCCTGGTACTCGGACACGTCTATGCCGGTGACATACCCCTGCGTCATGATTCCTGACTACTATCCTCGGTGGTCGTCTGGTCCCCCTCGTGCTTATTCCTGCCCGTCGAGATCATCAAGCCGGCAAGAGTTCCTGTTATGAATGTAGCAACACTTGAAAGCACGCCGAAAAACATCTTATCATTCTCTGATTGAACACCTATAGGTTGAGTAACAAAAACTAATGCATACAGTACTCCAGCAGTTGTCATTGCCAGCACTCCAGCAAGAACGCAACCAACTACAAATTTTAAACGCGCATCAAGTTCTTCTGGACTAAATTTTTTCTTATTTCTCATCTGTTTCTTCCTCCCAATCGAATCCAATAAGATCCTTTGAGCACGCACCATCAACTTTGCATATCGGCGGATTGCACTCTTCATTTTTCCAGTTTATGGGATCTTGACATGAGTAACGATAACTTCCATCGTATCCACATCCAGATAAAAGCAAAATAGCCACCGTCACTATCGCTTTTTTCATTCTGCATCAGCGACTTTCTTTGCCTTCTTGTCCACCTTGTTGAATACTTCGTTAATTTCTTTAGCACTGAGCTTGCCATCGTCCAAGAATGCACGCGACAATCCTTCCACAACTGTAGCCACACCAGCAATGCCAGCCATAAATACAGCCTTCCAAATCGGCACCCCGGCTATTGTTCCCGCACCAACCACACCCAACCCTGATGCAGCAAAGGTTGCAACTATTCTGAGTAATATATTCTTTAATTGTTCCATAATTATACTCCAATAAAAATTAATTAAGCATTGTGTTTTTTTTTGTTACTATAAACATATATAATAGTAACAAATAAATTATTTTAAACTAACAAAGAGAGGTGTCTTTTGCCTAAAAAAAATCCGCAAGTAGACCCTATAGATTTAAATACTTTATCTCTAGACAATAGTTTATCTCCAGGCAATAATACTAGAACCGTAGATGATATTTTAAATGCAGACGATTCAAGAGTTCCGAGAGATAACATACTTGACATAGACGATCTAACCGATCCAAGATCGACGATGGAATTGTCTGAAGATCAGGACTTTTTTTCTGAAAAAAACGTTTCACGTAGATTAAATGAGCCTCAACCAAAAAAAGTTAAAGCAGGAAAAAAATTAAAAAACCTAAGCAAGAAGTCTAAAGAATATAAACGTCTTAAGCGAGAAGCCAGTCGTGCTTCTGGTCGCAAACTCGATGACGATTCGTTTGAGGAATTTAATAGAAAGAAAGTATTGTCCGCCATTGAAGAAAGTGCTCAAAATACTCCAAGAAATCTAGAGAGAAAGAGCATTCTGCCGACTATTGAAAATATTCAACAGGCCGTAACTCCGCAGGCTAGTATTCAAAGCACAGTTGGAGCATCACTGTCAACCAGAGAATATCTTGAAAGTAAAGTAAAATCCGCATCAGGATATAATGTTATTAGAAAATTTGCTACTAGGAAGTCTATATTGTATGGCAGCGCTGCTGCAGCTGGGTTGGCTGTTTCTATAGCTGCAAGTAAAAATAGACTAAGAGATAAGGAAAAAATGTAGAGTCTATAATTTGACTTCTGCTATAATGTATAGTATGAAAGACAAACAAAATAGTTATACGCAAAATTATATTAAATTTTATACCATACTAACAAGCCACGCCGTTGCTCACGCTGATGCTCATAGAGTGGCAATAGCCATAACTGACAATCTTAACAAGTTAAATATACTGATGTTTCATTTGCTGGAACCGTCAGGGGCCATAGAGGAAATCGTAGAGACAGTTTTGAAAGTGGTAACGGACTTCAAGCTTGACTCTCCCATTGCATCAAATGAAAGATCAACCTTGACAAGCACCGACCGTGTTGCTGAAGTTGCCAAACTTATTAGCTCTGATGAATATTTTGAATTATGGAATAAAGTAGTTGATGATGAGCAATAATAAAATAAGCATGAGCGAGCAAGAGCGCTTTGCCTTAGAAATGTCTGGATTCAAAGAGGGTGGACACTACGTAGAGTTGGGCGCTTTTCATTCAAAAAATGGAAGTAATACGTATTGTTTAGAGAAAAATTTTGGATGGAATGGAGTTTCTTTTGAGATAGTTGAAGAAAGAAGAATGGAATTTCAAGAAAATAGAAAAAATCCATGTTATGGAGACGCGTTAAAATTTAATTATATAAATTATTTTCAAGATAATAATTTTCCTAAACAAATTGATTATTTACAAGTTGATATTGACGGCGGATATTACCCAAGCATGAGGCCTATGGATCCTTATACTACATTGCAAGGCCTGATAACCGTTCCCCTTTCTCAGTATAGGTTTACTGTTATAGTTTTCGAACACGATGCAAACATGTATTATAAAAATTCTATTACAAGGGATGTACAAAGACATATACTTGATTCTTTTGGTTATACACTAATAAGAAGAATTCATCACGAAGATTGGTGGGTTGATCCAAGTGTAGTCGATCATCAAAAGATGAGAGCCAATTTTCACTGGGAAGCAGCATAAATGTATTCTACTTTTATACACTATGATTATTTACCATCTAATTTTATTGAACACTTACTGCGTTTCATGCCTCATCAATATTTTTATTTAAATAAAGAACAATATAAAATAGATTCAGAAAAAGATGCTCAGCCAACAATGCTAAGGGCCTATTATATAAATGATCCACAAGAACATCTTTCTTCTTTGGAAGAATGTACTATGGCATTTGACAATGAACAAGATTTAGAAACGAAAACAGCAATAATAAATGCATATATTAAAATTAAAAACGAATTAACTATAGCGGAGAGATATAATCAGCGCACGTTAGCGCAAATAGGGGATACGATTATCAAATACGAAAAAGGACAATACATAGGTTTTCATAAAGATTGGGATTCAGAATCAGAATGGGTTATTACTCACAATAAGCAAACAGTTCATTTGTCTTCTATTTTATATTTAAACGATGATTTTCATGGTGGAAATTTATTTTTTCAAGAACGAGAAAAAGAACCCACGCTTGTTTATTCGCCTTTAAAAAACTCTGTGATTTTTTTTGATGCGTTGACCTTTCATCGAACAGATCCCATTACAGATGGGGTAAAATACTGTGTAACAAATTTTTACACTTTAAGTAGATTCAATAAAATCATATGAAAATAACTAATCTAAATTTAGACTACAAAGAAATTTATCCATTAATTTTTGTTTATTCAAATATGCTTGATCAACTTGATAGGATATATGACACTTTAAGGGAATCTGAATCAAGAAAAGTAAATGAAGAACAAAATGGTAAATACTTTTTTGACAAGTGGAAAGACTGGTTTGTTTTTGGTAGCTATATGGACGAAAAGCCCATGCACCTAGCGGTTCAGGATAGGGTGACCAATCATCTTAATCCTGATTTGACTGATGTTCTACGTTATCAAGAAGAAATCATTTTCAATGAAGAGATACATGCAAGCAATGCAATAAGAACAGCAGTGACTATTGCATGTACTAGTTACGTGGAAAAAAATAAAATAACATTACCAAAAAATTCTTACATTACCAACCCAAACTACGCAAAGTATATTTCGGATGTTGTAATTGGCGTCCATCATGTTGAGCCAAGCGATGAGTGCAAAAGCAATGGCAAAAGTATTAGAGATTTATCTATGAACTATCATACTGATTTTAATATATCAGAATGGTATTGGCCTAGTGATAAATTTTTCATAACATGTACAACTTATATTAACGATGACTATGATGGTGGTGAACTTAGATTTTTTATTGATGGAGATCTCATAACATATAAGCCAAAAGCCGGTGATATAGTCGTTTTTCCTTCTGGGTCTCCATTGTTTCCGGGTACTCATCCATATTTTCATGGTGTTGGCGTTGTACAAAATGGCGAAAAGTACTTCTGCAGATGTTATATTAAACACGAGGTGGAAGAAACAGAAATATGGTCAAGTGGAGTTAAACTTTTTGGCAAAGAAAAATGGGAACAATTGGCAAAAGATTTAGTTAGAGAAGATAATACATTGCACTTTCATAATGATCCTTTAAAAGTAAAAAGAGTATATAAAAATACTACTGTTTGGGAGTCTCCCCTTGTTAAAAAGTTATATGGTAAATAAAATATATAACCAATTTGGGCATGTGAAAGTGATTCAGGTGTAGTAATATAGTGTGTACAATCACGCGGGTATAAGTTAATGGTAGACTGGCATGTTTCCGACCTGCTCGTGGGAGTTCGATTCTCCCTGCCCGCTCCAAAAAATAAAAAGGTATAATATATGGGATTGTTTGACAATTTAGAAGTTTTAACTGATATTAAAATACCAAACTATATTCCTCAAAGCCTGCAAAAATATTTTAAAGCTTCATTTGAAAGAAATCGGATTTCAAACAAAAGACTTTGATAATTATTTAGAAAATTATTTTTTGTGTTCAGATGGTTATTTGTATTATTCTGGGATTGATTTTAAATCAAACAAGCGAATTACTATAGACAGAACTATAAGCATTTGTGCTGTAGTATATTTTACTGACGATGTTTGCTGGGCAGAAAACGCAAAATCAGTTTTTGTAGAGATTGATTTACATTTTGTTCAAAATAAACTAGTCTCTATGACTTGGATTAGTCCTACTAAAAAAGAAATTAAAAAAATTAATATATAAATTATCCAAACCTATTACGTAAAATGTTAGCAGCTAAAGCAGCATTTCTCAATGCTCCAGCCCCCCTTTTCCCCTTGGTTACGGCAGCAGATGTTTCGCTACCGGCGCGCAATAAATCCATTGTAGCCCTAGCTCTGCCAGCACTATTCAAAAATTCAGACACTTCAATTCCAGCTTCAGATCTAGATATAACAGGAACGGCATTTGGCCTGCGGACTATTTTGTTTGCCTTAAATTCGGTTTGTAAGGAGGTTTTTTGTCCAACTTTTAAGCCTTGTTTAACATTCTCTAGCGAGTCATATTTTATTCTAATTTTACCAGTACTTTCATCAACTTCTCCTATTCCAATTTTTTCAGCTGGAAAACTGTCGGCTTCAAAAAAAACCGATCTTGCAATTCCATCTTTTCTGAGGTTAATTTTAGGATCCATTTGAAATGAATCTAACATTTCTGGAGTAACTTTTGTTCTATAAAGATTTAAACCGCCATTATCTCCTATATCAGGAGCAAAAGCACCGGTGTTGGCACGAGAGGGGTCTGTCCAATAAAATATTTTTCCAGGACCTTGTGCCGCGCGTGGGTCTTTATTGGATGCTAGTCCTTTTTCGGCGATATTCTCAGCGTACCTGTTCGGAGCAAAGTGATAAAGATATCCTTCTTTTTCTATTGCTTCTCTTGTTGCGGGCCTTGCTAAATCATTTTCTATTTTTATAGCTTTATTCTCAGCTTCAACTCTTATTTTTTCTTTTTCTAAAAATTCCAACCCAGCTTGAGAAGGTTCTGCGGCCTCTAGTCCACTACTACCTTTAAATCTTGCCCTAATATCTTCCAAAGACGGGCCTCCCGACTGCCCAACTGCAGGATTTCTTTCAGCCAAAGTTAATCCATATAATTCTCTTTCGGGTATAAGTCCAGCTTTTATTTTTTCAACGTCTTCTTTTAAGACTTTTTCTGTAAAGGCTAAATCTATATCCTCAACAGCTCTACTGACTCTAGGTGCTATTCCCTCTTTGTCCAAGTAGTCAAGATGGAAGCCTGGAGCTCTTAGTTCTTTTTTATATCCAGATAATCCTGCTATTGGCTTATGTTTTCCCAGAAGTGCTGTTTCTCCATAATCTGCTCCAAGTAAACCTGTTGCATCTATTGTATAATTTTCTATTCCTCTAAAAATATGGAGCGTCCCTCTACCACCAGTAGAGGCACTTAAGTCTTCTGCTAGTTCAGCTGCTTGAAAAATTGTTTTATTAGCAGTCCACTCGTTATTCCAGGCGGCTCTTCCAAAATAGCCTTCATGAATGCCAGCAGAAGGTCTTGATGCAGAAATGAACTCTGCATCTTCGTAAACAAATGGAGCCCTATAATCTGCTCTAATTTTGTTTTCAGGTTTGGTTATAACATCTAGCATTCTTTCATATTGTTTGCGACTTTTTTCAAATAATTCTTGTGTTGCTACACGCTGCCTTAACTCTTGCGCCTTTCCTCTATTGGCCCCTTTTGTATCGCCACCGTCCACGCGCGGTATAAGCAGGATCTGTGCCTCCCTTTGTAAAGCCAGGATCTATAATTCCGCCATGTAATTCTGGTGCACCGGAGTGAATGGCATAAACTATCTCATCAGCTGCATTGGGAGCTGCAACTTTTGGATACATTAAGTTTTCAAATTGTACGGGATCAGACTCTTTAAGCAGTTTAAGTTCTTGATTTCTTTTAAGTAAGGCATCGTATTCTTCTTGAGGAATATCTTCTATATCAGTTATTCCTTGGGCCATTCGTATAGCTTTTCTTTTATCCCTGAATTCAGCAGCACTTTCGGTTTCGAAGTCGAGGGCGAACCTGTCTGCATTTTTTAAAGCAAAGGGATTGCGCTGCTCAGCTGACATAATTGCCTCCTATTATACTGTAATAGTATCATAAAAATGTAATTTTTCAAAATTCAAAAAAGTGTTTAAAATCGTTTTAGCCCTTTAAAATTTTTTTCACTTTTTACCTATATAGATTTTTAAAGTAATTGATGACAAATTACATAAATGATGGCAAATTAGCCGCGATCTAAGATGGTTTCTAAAAAAGAACTACTTAAGAAACCTGCAAAAATTGGATATAATATTCCCAGTTCTTTTTCAATGACTTTGAACTGTGTGATTTTCTGGCCCTTTCTTCACCGAGCCAATGCAACATTCTCATTTCTATTAAAATTGATTCAAACATAATTTTTTTGTGCTTTCTTTAGTCATTTTTCTTGAACTCTGTCCAAGTTTTGTCTCCTACACCATAGTATTCTCTCGCAAGACCTGCGGCCACAATATCGGTATTGAGACAGTTGCCACCCTCGTTCCAAACCTTGGCTAATATTCTACCATATTTTTCATTTTTATCTAAAAAAGTTTCTATTTTAACTTTATAATTTGCGCGAGTAAGCCATTGGTCAGTGAACTCTTTTGCAGCTAATCCTTTTTGTTTTTCAGCTACATCTTTTGTTCGGCTTTCTGGCGTATTAACCCCATAAAGGCGAACTCTACCTTTTCTAAGAGTATCAAAACCAAGATCAATGACAATATCAAATGTGTCACCATCAACTACTTTTTTAACTTCTGCATTGTATATCCATGGATTTAATTTATTTGACATATTAATCCCTTTTCTTTTTGATTATATTCCAACAATTATATCACGTATTTTCTTTGTATGCGTTAAAAAACTAACTATATCAAATTGACATTCAAAGATGTTAACTTCATGGCAAAACTTTCTGCATTTCAATATCTTTTGTAGAATGTCGATCTTTGTTTGTGCATACTGGAGGATATTTAATATCTACAAAAACAATTAAACTTTTTTCGCAAGAAGGACACACCCATTGTGATTTCACTTTAAGAGTTTTTATTTTAGATTTAGTCATCTGGATAATTATCCCAACTTACTCCATCCTTATCTACAAAAGTATCTATATATTTATCATCTATTGAAATGTTTGCATCATCCTTATTGGTTTCTTCTAAATCTTCCAAAAGAACATTTAAATTATCAAAGAATGATTTATTTAAATTTTCTTTGTCAGGAAAATGCACATGAATATGTATAGGGTTATTTGAAGAATTGTGTAAATTGAAGTTTATTAAATTATACATTAGAAAGGTAACTCCTCCTGTTCATTCACATATTCATTTATAGATATTGAAGAATTGAGATTTGATTGTGTTATTAATTCAAGATCTTTTTTTAATTGATAATATTTTAACTTTTTCATTTGGTTGCCAACTGAAGAGTATTGGCTTAAAGCTTTCTTCAACGCATTTATTTTCATTGATATATCAATGGTATCTAATACATCATGAATATTTTGCTTAGACATTGTTTTTAAAGGAGTTGAACAAATAATTTTGTCGTTCTTATCATCCCAAATAGGTAGTGCGTGCATAATGTTACACCGATGGATTAGCTAATATTGTAATGAACATCACGATTACTTTCAAGATATAAAATACACTTATAAAAAAATCTTTTATTTTCTCTTTACTTAGATTTAATTTAACCATTACGCACTCGCAACAGTCAAATTAAGTGACTCTCTAAGTAAACATCTTTCAAAAGAAATTTGTAATTGCGCATGCCACCGACTAATGTCGAGCATTTTATCTCTAATTACCATTAAGTTATGTGGCATTCGATATGGAATAACTGCAGGTTGGCTTTTGTTTGCAAACAAACAAGGTTCAGACTCCATCATCAATTTAACCATTAATGCTGGCTGAACATTTGTTGTTTTTTGTTCGCGATTTGTTGTTTTTTGTTCGCGTTCGTATTCTTCTATATCATGAGTATCTCTGCTTGTCATGTTATAGCCTTTCATCCATCACTATTTTTTAACCAAAATTTATAAATACAACTAAAACATAAATTTTTATCTTTTAAAGATTTATCAAGAGAATCAGCTATTGCACCTTTAATTTTTATAACTTCTTTTGATTTTTCTTTACAACTAAAACATTTTAAATTATTTTTTGTTTGCATTTTTAGCGCGCCTATTAGTTGCGTTGCTATTGGCATTTGTTATAATGTATACACCCTTTGCAATTTTTTCAAACACATTTGGTCTTGATCGTACAAAATTATTGGCAGTTGGATAAGACCATTTTGTTATCTTCATTATACTTTTAACAGTAACTTTTTTACCTACGTTTTCTTTGCACCAATTTTCTGCTAAAGCATATTTCTGTTTGCGTTCACCTTTTTTAGCAATCAATTCACTTTCCAATTTTATCTCTGGAAATTGTTCTTGATACATTTTTTTAACATCTTCAGCAACAATTGGATGTATAGAATAAGATTTAAAAGCGCTAAAACCATTATGCTTTAATACATGTAATGCTCTCTCATATTCGCATAAATAGTTTTGAGCATTTTGAGCATTAGGATTATATCTGATAGCAAATAAATCACCATTACAAAAAGAATTAGCAATGATTTTAAATTCTTCTTTATACCATTTGTCCAAATCATCACTATTTAAATTAGGAGTATAATTAGATAATTGATAACTATTTTTGATCATCTTTTCTCGTTTTTTCTGCGTTATCTAAAATAATATACAACATAAATGCACTTATGCTTAAAATGATAAAAGCCAATACTGCTTGAACTATCATTTTTTAATTTTTTTAGTAAAATCTTGAACAACAGTTTTAAAAGGCGGTCCTGTATGAGGATCAAATTTAGATGCAACTGATAGGGCACTCAAAACTAAGGTTTTAGCAGTATGAATACCCAAGCTCTTTTTCCTACCGGAAGTTTTCATATGCATAGCGCCTAACGCGTAGCTTGATCCACTACCTAGCGCGTATAAACCATTTATATCTGAAGCCCATGAGTAATCCTCGTCAACAACATAGATTACTCCATTCACAACAACGAGTATTGTTGACCCCTGCTCTGCTATATGTTTTTTATCATCGGTATCTGGAACAGCATAACCTTGCTTTTCAAAACATTCTCTCAAAGCTGGAATAAAAGTATTAGTAAAAAATTTATCTAACTTCATACCAACCATATTTGTGGTGGGAGGAGGAGGCGTAAAAGAATGATGCAAAATATTGATTGCTCTTACGTCACCTGCTGCCCCAAGCAAATACTTTCCATTTACCATTACTTTAGCCGAGTTATCTCCTAAAGTTAATATTTGGGAAGTAAACCCAGTGTCATCTACGGATGATATTCTTGAGTCGTGCCCAACAACGGCAAAGTTAAGACCTTGATAAGCAACTATTGTAGTCATATACTATATATTATATCTCAATTACCTTCTGGTTGAGAAATTGTATTTTTTTCAATTTTGTTAATACCAAAAACTTGATCTGCAATGGCCTGTATTTGCTCATTAGTAGCCATATAAACATAATAAACCTCATTATCTTCAACAAAAAACTTTTTTTTTCTTCTTTTTCTTTTACCCATTATTTTATCTCCAATTTCCTAACGGGCATTAAAGCTTCAGAAGAAGCTACCTGAACTAATCCTTCTTTTGTGTGTTTTAAAATCTGCACACAGCGTTTTTTGTTTCTTATATTTTTATTGAAAAAACTACCAACAGAATCTGATTTTAACATACTATCAAACATTTTTTTGTCTATATCACCATAAGCCCATATAGATTTAGAACTAAATTGTATAATCAATATTTTCGCTTTAAAACTATAATTCATTTTTTTAATGAAAGCGCTATCAGTTACAGACGTAAGTGCAACAGTTTCATTATCTGAATAGGTTACTCGCATAATATCTCCTTAAAATAAAGATGGAAACACACCGCATGAAGGAGACCCTACCTACCACCACGCAGTGCGTTTCCATCAGTTCCAGTCCATTTATGAGCCCTTGATAGGAATTGAACCTACGACCACCCGCTTACAAGGCGGGAGCTCTGCCACTGAGCTACAAGGGCACATATGCGCCCTGAGTAGGAGTCGAACCTACGACCTGCGGATTAGAAGTCCGTTGCTCTATCCACTGAGCTACCAGGGCAGTATAGGTTAATTATATCATGCAATTTTAATTCCACATCAGGATAACCATAATTAATTTTTGATTTATGATCAATAAATAAATTTATTTCTAAAACTTGATCAGCATACAAAGACTTGTCAATATCTTCGTTTCTCACGTGATAAATAAAACCGTTTGACCAATACGCACCTTCTACTATTAAGCCTTCAACATTATATTTGTCATACGGATATTTAACTACTTCGTAATAAAAATTTTTAGTTAATTTGTATCGAAAACAATTAACTGGTTCTACAGACCAAAAATCAAAAGAATCTTTTTGCGGGTGAACGATTCTACCATTTGTTAACGCGAATTTATCTGCGTTATATAAAACAAAATTTTTATCCATCATTTTTGTACTATAAACTATCCAATCTTTATAAGTTGAAAAATAACAATGAAAAAAATAAGATTTTTCTTCATTCCATTCAACATCTTTATCTAACAAAGATCTGAGAGTGTAACCAAAATTATTTGTTTGCATTTTGACTTTTAATTAAAATTTTGACATATAAAGTTTTCTTTTCTATAGCAGATAGAAACTTTATGGCATTCATTCTCCATTTGTCTTTTCTTTTATTATAATCAATTATTTGTTCTTTTGTGTGACTGCCATTTAAAAGTTCTTGTAAAGCAATCTTTTCTTTAGACTTTTGAGAACTCAATTGAAATTCAACATCGCGTCTAGTAATTTGCAAAATATACAACCAAAATGCCGCGTTCTGAATTAAGTATTCTTTTTCCTCTAAAGAAGATTCATTTTTAACGTCTTTTAAAACTACAGATTTAAATTTTTCTATATTTTCTTCATCTGTTGCAATCTGATTGTCACTATGGGTTGTCATGTTTATCCTCTTTTCCATACACATAATTATAAGCAAATTTCATGTCACTTACGAAATGTTCCAATAGTTGAGAATTAGTTTTCACTATACTGATTGGTGAATACGTAATTAAAGTTGGCCAAGAACCTACCCAAGTAATTTTTCCACGATAATCTTTTATAATAGTCTGTAAACCTAATAACGAAGCTGACGTAACACTACCAAAAGCAACTATTAATTTAGGATTCATTAATTGTAATTCCAAATGCAAATAAGGAGAACAATTAATTATTTCCTGATTCTCAAACTTTCTTTTGGGGTACGGGCACCTATTTAAATAGGTTAAACAAACTTTCTCCGAAGAAAAATTCGCATTTTTTAAAGTGGAAATGAAAAATTCAGCTACGTCTCTATTGTAGATTGGATAATCAGCAATAAAAACTACGTCTGGATTTTTGACATTCCACATAGGAAGATTTGGACTTGGTTTAAACTCTTTACACTTGCGACAATTAATGACCTGAGTATGTAGGTCTTTAATCGTCAAATTCAATTTCTTAGAAACTAATTCAGATCTTAAATCTTGCATAATCTGATTTAGTTCAGAATTAGTAAAAGATTTTTCTAAGATAGATGACATTGTTTCTAATAATGAGCTTTCTGCATACCCTAAATGTAAACCATTTAAAGGATTAAATTTATTTCCATCCTCAGATAAAGCCATTGAAACAAGTTCTTTTATTTCATCATCAGAAAAATCTGTCATAATCATTCCTAAGAAATAATGTAATTAAATAAACCTTCTATAAGAGCAACGACTATAGCGCCAAAAACACTAAGCAGTGCTGCTAAAACCACCGGTTCCATTTAATTAAAACGAATCTGGTACATTGCTAGCGGAACTAGCAGATGAGGATTCTTGTTTTTCAGCGGGTTTTCCAGCAGAACCAACATAAGAAATTGATTCAGCAACGATAACAACCCTAGAACGATTTTGACTATCTTGCTGCCAACGTTCCTGAACAAGTCTGCCCACTAATTGAATCTGAGAACCTTTCTTCATTTTCGCTGCAGTAATTTGTGAGTGAACAAACGATGCATTCTTTGAAGAGAAAGTTTCTCCGTCTTTCAAATAGTAAACCACATCAAAATATCCAGAAGCTCCAGATACGTTTTTTTCTGAACCAGCGTAGTCTACGGCTACTCTGATCTTTGCTATTCTGTCATTTACTAGTTCTGGATCTGCTACAATTCCAGCAGTCACAGAAACTACATTCTTTGGGTCTATCATTATTTGTCTCCTGTTAGTTGTTTAGTTGTTATTTTATTATTTTATATTCTCTTCCAAAGTGTTTTGAAAGAAATCTATTATACTTTTTAAATACTCTATTGCCATAATCATACCATCAACTGGACCGTATTGATACGAATAATTCGCATACAGAGAATTAAAAAGATTGAATATTCCAGATTTTAAATCAGCTACTACATCTGTTGAAACTAAAGTAGATACTTCCTCAACAAGGGAAACATCCTCTCCGTTTTCGTTTGAGTTAGTCATTTTGACTCCTACGTGATAATACTTCATCAATAATCTGCGTAACAACACTAGGATCTTTATACCCTTTATCAAACAAAATTGACACAATTGGTTTGGGATCAATATGATTATAAGTTATAAGTTGAAGATTGAATATATCATTTAACGTATAAACTCTATAATTGTTCAAATCTCTTTTTGGTTTAGGGTACTTTCCTTTTTTTTCTCTATTAGATATGGTTAAAGTAGAAACATTCAATATATATGAAACTTCTATTCGAGAAAAAGTAGGATGTTGGTTATTTTTTAATTTAGACATATTTTAAACACCTTTTTCCAAGTTTATCTATGTCTATATAGTATTGGAAAAAAGACAAAAAACAGTCTTCAACTATGCTTTTTGATTGATAATTTTAGAAAAATGATCTGCGGCTTGGTGTTTCATATTAGATGAACCTAATATAGTCAAATTTTCTTTCGCACTAAAGTTAATAATATCATTTATTACAGTTCTAAAAGTTTTTGCATTCATTCTATTAACATTCATATTCTGTTCCAAATAATCTTCTAGCTCAGAGTCGTCAGAATCTGAACTATAAGATTCTGTATAATCACTTACTAGTCTGTCTCTTTCGGCTTCTACATCTCTTTCCCAAGTTTGATATCTGCTGGGATTTCCAAAATAAGTTTTGGATATTTGATCCAAATCAAATTCGGAAACAGCATCAGCATATATGGAAAAAGCTTTACTTTTACTTCCATAAGAAATACAAGAAATAGCGTTTGCATATCTATCAAATAAAACTGGAACTTTTTCGCGTAAAGGATTCTGGAAATCTTTGTAATACGTATGTTTGCCAACCCACATCGCATCTATAAGACTATCAATCAAATCTGAATTCCATCCACTATTCCAAACAGAATCATAAGCGGCTGAAATAACTCCAGACAAGTCTTCAGAATATCTATTCACGTCATCATTCGTGCCGTAAAAAGGACGGCACAGCATTCCGTTTGAATAAAAATTAGGAAGTGCCGGAGTGTAAATATCTTGATCAACACCAAATGATATAATAGAATTTTTAGAATAAAACATATAGGTATCAATTAAACGATAATCATTATTAAAAATAGCTACATAAATCTGCCAAGGAACCGGAATCGATTTATCAACTAAATACAATTTTACTATATCACTATTAATATTATCTCTGGCAGTAGGGACATACGAAACTACCTTTTTCATAGGTGGAACTTCAAAAATAACAACGTTCTTTGAACAGCTTACTAAACCAGGAGGTAAAAATCCGCTAGCTTTATAACTTGCCAATCCGAACAATTCATTCAAATCATCAAAACACTTTTTATTTCTAAAATAATACACTGGAGTATTTGCACTAGATATTACAGATGCATTATGATGCACTTCAGTGCTAAAAGAAATTGCGTTTTTAAATTCTCTTGTTCTTGAATGTTTTTTAAGTATATCTGGTTCTTGAGAAGTCAATCTGGCTCTATTCTCAGGATCTTTGTAATATTTTGCGCCAGCGTCATCTACACCTATAAAATAACTATACCAACGACTAAAAGTGGTAAATTTACTTACACTATCCATAGTATTACAAATCCTCCTTTTTAGTAGAGATCGTTAGGATTGTCTTCTTCAAAAATAACATCTTCAAATCCACCAAATGCAAAATTGGCAGTTTGATAGTTTGTTTGATTTTTAGATTTAATTGGATACTTTCTATTTGCGTATTCTATTATCTTACTAAGATGCTCATGAAGTTCTTCCTGAATCAAAAATTGATAAGAACGTTGTTTGATTCCGGGAAGTATTTCAAAAGTTTCTTCCAAATAATAATCAGTATTATTACGATCCCGAGAAGTAAGAATATCTACTTGTCCAGAAATTTCATGGGGACGCCAATTAGCTTCATGATGCTTAAAGAATAAAGCAAGATCTCTTTCAAGTAAAAATAAACCACTATTTGAATAATGTGGATGACTGGATTCGCAATAATACATGTCCTCTTGTGCCGATTCTGCTAATTGATTCTTCAAAGTAGCAACATTTGTTTTTTCACTATTATTGTAATTATTTTTATACTTTGACATCAAATGCAAAACATCAGATAGTGAATAATTAGACCAAATATCCAAAAGTTCAACGTACTGCTTATATTCTTTGTGTCTGTGTTTTGTAAACACAGTTTTTGAAAGCGCTTGATTATAGATATTAAAGTCAGTTTCGTTTTTAAAATAAGATTCAGTTATTCTAGGATCAGTTTCATGAGGAATTCTAAGCCATGTTGGCAAGGAATTCCAAGAAGGAAGGATATCCCCATTCCAACCACCCATCCAATACGACATACACAAAATATCAAAAACATTCTTCAAAGTTCTTTGATCACTAGGCATGCTGTTGATTTGCGATTCAACCATAACACCGTCAGACCCAAAACATACAACATTATCAGCATAAAGGTTTGTTGTCCACGGATCATATAAGCGCGAATTTACAGAAGACAAAGGAGCGTCTCTAAAAAACATTTTCATTTTGTATGCGTTACGATACAAATTAAAATTTACAATATATACTTGCCAAGGAACCCAAACTTCTTTAACTACATTGGTTTTTGTGTTGAAAACTTTTTGAGCCCGAGCCGGGGTAAAACGAATAGTAGCTTTAAAAGGTGGGCGTTCAACAACCATATGATTTGAAGAATTTATATACCGAGTAGCAATCGGAAATACTTTTAACAAATCATCAACAGAATTATCCATTTCATTAATAAAATTGGTGTTTTCGGTACGAATTTTATGAAAGAAAAGATTTGTTGGCATTCTAATATAAGTATAATTAAACGGTTGAGATTGAATAGAATCAAAAAATCCATTGCCAATCGCAGTAGCTGGTGGATCCTGTTTTAGAATGTGAACATAATCCTTATGAACTTGTCCAACAGAACTTATAAAATAAGTAGTTTCGGCAAGATCTTCGCTAACATGCTGATAATCAAATGGAACTTTTGGCATAGTCATAATATTGGTCCTAACTAACAAGGTTTAGAAGATAACTATTTTTCTTAGAATCATCAGAATCAACAAGATTTTCTACTTTTACATTATTTGAAGTTGTCCTAATAACATTTTCGTATTCCTTTATAGCTTCTACAGTATAGTATTCATCTACTTCACTGAAGAAATTATAAAAATACGTTAGTTGATTATGAATTTTATCATTAATCATAATTAGATAAACAACACTAGAATTATTGTAAATAGATTTATATAATTCATATTTTGAAACTTGCGAACTTTCAACATTATCATTATAGCAATCTGTTCTTATCAATTGTTTATTCTGCTGAAAATAAGCGCATTCTGTATGGTCAGAATAGCTACAGCCTATTGGTTTTTCTTGGTGTTTAACAAGTACCGGGTGAGAACAGTTTGGCGTACGTGTTGAATTTGCGTATTGATAAGTTTTCGAATAAAATTTAATAGCTGGATCAGAATAAAAACTGCAAAGAGGTTGGGGAACTTTTCTCTTTGCAACATCTGCAATCAAATTCAAAGTAGATGAATATATCACACCACCTTGAAGAGAATTGGTTGGAAACAATTGACGAGATAGATAACTCATACCTGTTGAATTTGAAGCATCAGAACAGTTAACAAGTAACGACTTAACATGCAATTTAAAAGCAGTTATAATTATAGTAGATAAATTACTATCGTTCCACGTAACAATCTCATAGTTATCAGAAATTTTGTAATAACAGTTTATTACACGTTCACCATCTTTAATTGGCAACGAGAAATTATACAAAGGAATAAGAAAAAGACCATTCTCCAAAGATTCAAAATCTATTTTTGACATAGAATTTTTTTGAACAGCTTCTTTATAATCCTCGTGATTAGAATTAACACAGTAAAGATTTATATCATACTGTAAATTATTAAAAGAAACAGCAAATGTGTTCATATAAATAGGGTCCTTTTCATTGCCAAGTATAACTGTTTGATTTTATAATCTGTTCATTCATTGAACATATTTGGTTCTTTAAACTAATGTTTTCTTCATTCAATTTTTCCAATTTTATCAACATAGCTTCATAATCCTTTTTGTATCTAGCCGTAACATCAGCTACGTTCATTATGGCAAGTTGAATAGATTTAAAAGAATATTTAGAATCATATTCTTGTTTTAGAGAAGTGTATTCTTCCTTATTAAAGGGATTAGGTTTAATCAACAAATATTCAGTTGATTTGTTATCATTAACGCGAATTATTCTATTTGTGGAAATATAATAATTAAATACAAAATCAACTTCTGATAATGGATAAATTGAAAAATGGTCTTCAATTAATTGTGAAAGTTTAAAAGGATATATAAATCTTTTTTGTGTACCTATTTCAGAAACTTTATTTTGTATTTTTTCTTTCTTTGTTTGAGTAAAAGAAGAAAAATGCAAATCAGACTGTCGTTCAATAGAATCAGGTCTAAAGTATTTGTGAAAATTTTGCAAAACAGAAAGTTGATCTGTTTCTATATAAGCATAATATTCAGCAATAAACGGTATCCGCAGATTCGATAAAAGACCATTTACATATCTTTTATTAAATTTGGATAAAGCAGGCAATGGAAATGTCATTATACGCTCTCCTTTGAAAAATTATAAAAACTTAAGTCGCCATCTTTTATGTATGGTAACAAATCGTTAAATGGAAGAATAAAAAAAGAATTTGTATCATTATGCACCTCTTTTACAAGAGGATACACAATTGACAAATAATAAAAATCCTTACTTATTAAAGTATAAGTGTCAGGATGAACAAAAAGTACGCAATATCCGTTAGAAATTTCAGTTAGATAACTTTTGTTCAGCCACGCTTTTAACGGATGGGGCAATGTTTGAATCTGTTGAGCCCAATAAATCATCAGCCCCTTCTTTCATTATATTCAACATTTGTTTTCTAGACTCTTGCAGCGAATCTTGAAATGCCTTTCGTCCACCTTCATCTGCAAAGGCAATTTGAGAAAGCAATGCTTCTACGAAAACAGCCTGTTCTCCAAATCCTACAACCAAAGTAGCAATCTGTTTTTCTATTTGTTCTAAACGCTGTTCGTATACAGACATTCTTTCTTCCATTTTATTTGCAACAGCAAGCAGTATTGATTCTATCTGTACCCTGTAATCTTGATTTTGATCACTCATTAATAAATCTCCCTACTATTGATCATACCAGTTGGGATTGTTCGACACATAACCAAACAAAGAAATATTTAAAAGATATGATATAGAACATATTTCCTGTTTAGAAACCTTCAAGAAATCAACAGATAACGGAGACTTATAATCTGGAATAAAAGCACCCGTTTCTGATTTTCGTGCTCCAAAATGGCCACATTTCCAAACAAAAGCATTAGAATCAAAAGAATCACCATTTTGCCAATAATGTGATTTAAAAATTCTACTGACTGGTTTTCCATTAATATCAGCGCCACCAAAAGAAGCAAAAGATTCACCGCTCGGTAAACCAAGTTTCTCATTGGCTGAATATATTGTAGAAGCAGTTCCAAAAACTATAGCATTGAGATAAGCAGCAAAATCCATAGCGTCTACGTAAACATTTGTGCTACTTAATAACTTTCCTTCAGAAGAAGTTTTACCAATGTCTATTTTAAATTTCATTCCTTCAAACCATGGTTTTATCGATAAAAAACCGCTTTGAGATTTTGATTTAAACCATTTCTTGTACAATTCAGTCTTGTATTCTTTAGGTGGCTGACTAATGACATTGTCATTTTCTTGATTATCATCTTTAACACTATCTATAAATTCATTTACGTCAAAATTAGGTTGACTCATTTTACCAATTTCCTTTCGATTTTGTTACAGAACGCACTTTACCATAGTTTCCAGAAATTATAGATTCTGCTTCATTAAATTGAGAACTTGATGCAAAGTCCCACTGTTGAAGAGCAGACTTGTACAAATCTTTAATCATTTCTTTATTTTTATTCCAAAGTATATTTCTCATATAATATGATTGATTGATGATATCTTCATCATTTATACTACGAACTTGAGAAGAAACTACATTAAATTTAGTTTCTCTAATCAAAGCTTTTATTTCTGCACCAGTGTAACCCCAAGTCGCTTCGGATAATTTATCATAATCATATTCATAATCAGTTTGAATATCACTAAGATATATTTTAAATATTTCTTTTCTTTCTTCAAAAGAAGGTAATCCAACGAACATAATTTTATCAAAACGGTCTGCACGAAGCATTTCTGGACGAAGGTTTTCAAGTTGATTTGCAGCGCAAATTAAGAAAACATTCTCAGGAAGCTCTTGTAGACCAGTTAGAAATTCACCATGAACACGATCAGTAGTGCCACCGTCTACATATGAAGAACTGGCGCCACCAGATAGATCGCGACCAAACTCGTCAATCCAAACACACAGCGGTGCCATAACTTTAATTTGTTGAAAAACTGCACGCATGTTTGACTCTGATTGACCAACAAAAGAATTCATGACTTGACTAACGCCGGTGCGAGCCAAATCTAGATTCAATTCTTTTGCGGTAGCTTCACAAATTGCTGATTTGCCGGTGCCAGGCACTCCAACCATAAGCATACGCCTTATTGGTTGTACTCCGTATTCTTTTGCTTTTTGTGGATTATTCCATAACCATACTATTTTGGCTACAATATCTTTAGCCAAATCTAGTCCACCAATTTTATCAAAAGAATTAGTAGGCTTTATAATTTCTAGAATTCCATTTTGTTTAATGTTCTTCATTTTACTTTGATAAATATATTCAGGATTTATCTTCTTCTTGTCAATGATAGAAAGCAAAGACAAATTGATAAATTCAAACTCCGATAAACCTGAACCAGCTTTAGCAATATCTTCCACATCTTTTTCACTAACAAACATACCATCGCTAACATTATTAAAATGAAATAATATAGATTTAATTTCATCCAATGACATTGGACTAGATTCAATATGAGTAAATAAAGATTTGTGGGTTTCAGGACAATCTTGATGAGAAAATACAACGTGTTGCAAAGGGAAAGAATACACATCATCTTCATAAAAAGATTCACGGTAATTTCTCAAAGAAGAAGCAATAAGATTTCCATACTGCATAACAAACACGTCAACATTATTTACTACATTATGTATAAAAGTAGAACGATGCAAAAGGTTCTCTTGTTTTAGATAACTGTAAGCAAGGCTTACATCATAAGTAACCGCTTGAGTTGAACTCCCATTTTCAGGATCAAATTTATCCACCAAAATAGGCAACCATTGTTTGTCCACAAATTTACTAAAACCAAAATCAGAATGAATCATATAAAATTCACGCAAATTAGAAGCTAATAAATAATCAATCATTCGATATGAATCTTTAGTTTTCATCCATAAAGAAGGTGTGCCAAGTTTGATTTGAGAAAGAAGCATAGAATACCTCGTTAATATTTGTTGATGTGGGGGAGGATAGTTCAAGAACTAGCCTCCCCCACAAACTTTAAATAAATTAGATGTTACCTTTTTCGCCAGCTCGACGATGGAATTCCAAGTTGTCATTTGCCTGAACAACATAGTTATCATCCATTTTGTCTTTGCCTTTGTAAACAGTGGCATCCGAAGGAATACCCCAAAGTTTTCCAAATTGTTCACGTATTTCTTTTACAGTTTTACCTACAACAGGAGTACTTTGAGAATATACGCCAAAGCGCACATTCGCAATACCTCCAGAAGGGTTTCCTGTGGAATTGTTATTTATTTGCATTTCTTTTCTCCTTGTTATTTTATTTTGCTATTTCTGCCATTGTTTTACTTACAGTTCGATCATATGGTTCAGCCCTACCTAAACCAAGATCAAAGTATATCTCTGCTTCTGTAGGGGATTCTTCGTTTACTATGATCTTTTGGGTTCTGGCCAGCAAAAACGCTGCAACAGCCATGTTTGTTGCAAGAAGTTGAGTGCCTCCTTGAATTTTTGATCTTTCTTGACAAGAAAGTTCTCCAGGATTTTTATCTGGCGGATTCTCATATTCAGAATGGGTTACAACCGGATGTTCAGTTATTTCTTTTCCGTCGCGTTTTTGATAATGATATATAGAGCCAAATAAAGCGTCATCGTTACCGCCAGTAAAAACATCAATATGATTTAGATTACTAGCAGCATCAAAGATTATTTTTCTAGCAGCAAAATTGTCAACCACAGCAAATACTACATCACCGTCTGTTATTAGTTGTGAAGCTTTTATCTTTGATGAATTTTCATCATCAACTCCCTCAAAGTTTTCACCAACTATCCACTTTGGAACAGGAATAATATTTGTTTGATTAAACTGAGAAGTTAATTCATAAGCTTTTACTGTAGCTTTATTTCCTGTTTTAGTAAAATCTTGCCGTTCTTTATTCTTTTCTTCAAAAGTATCTCCATCAACTATAATCAAAGCAGATCCAGGATATTTCCATTCTAGAAGTCTCACTAAACCAGCAGCAAGCCAAGTTCCAATACCGCCTGCTCCGATCAAAATAAATCTATGTTGTTTATTTGACATACAAAATATCTCCTTTTAATCGTTCTGCCAAGCAGTGTTTGTTATTGACTGTGTAGCTTCGGTTGAATATGGATGAACTGGTTGAAAAGAATCGCATATTTCAGCTATGCACTCTTCTTGTGGAACTTCTCCGTTTCGAATCCAATCAATGATGAGATTACGATACGGTGGACATAGTTCTGTTTCATAGTTTTTACATTCCCAACATTCACTTTCATATGAATAAAAGGTAATGTTTTTTTCTATATGTGCATCTTGAAACAGAACTAAATGTTCATGAGTTATTGGACGATCGCAATCACTGCATAAAGAACTGCAAGCTTCACTGTAGATTTCACTTAATGGTTTATTGCAACATAAAGTAAATTCTTCATCATCATCAGCTGGATCAAGTGATTTAGAATTATTTTTATCATATTGTGGCAATAATCCATCATCGTAAATCAACATAAACATGTCTTTTGCATCGTTGTCTTTACAATAAAGATATATTTTACTAAATAGCTCATGTGTATTAGGCGGCTTCATACCTTTCATAAGCCACGCATACTTAGACTCTTCATGATATTTAACGCTTGCTATTATATCCTGAACATTGTCTGAAGGTGTTGCAATTATACCTTCACACCCAGAACACATTCTATTGTTTATATCAACAGTAGAGAGTTCATATTCACACAATGGACAATGAACAACTTGAGCATAGGGCTCTACTTCGCATACCAGAATAACATCATCCTGTAGATGAATATCAGTTATACTGCCAAGAAGATTTTGGCGCGTGCTACGACCAATATCCGTAGTAGACGTCGTTGTATTGCTGGTTGTTTGTGGTTGTTGATGTGGCTGCTGGTACGGCTGCTTGATTGTGTCCCCCGAAGCCGAATACGGGGGGTAGGCTTTTTTTGAGACATTCTCCGTCCACTTAACAACTTCTGGATCTGGATCATTTATTTTAGTCTCAATTTCAAAGACATCTTCAGGTTTCAAAGTATAAGCTACCCCGGCCATTTGCATCTCAATATGGTATTGAGTCGCATTATTATCTTTTGTCTTTTGCCAGCCAAAAGTAATATGTAGACCATCAAAATCAGCTTGATCCTCATGATCTGTACCAGAAGCATAAGCCGCCATTTCCGGATGAGAATGAACTGAACCAACAATGGACAAATGTTCTTCTTTCATTTCTACTATAGATTCCGGATCATACTTACAATGAACAGAAGTATTCTCCTGTTTAGGAACTAGGATTCCCCAAGAATCTGATGTCATATTTGTTGTATCAAAAGTTAGCATAACAATTGATTCAGTGCCATGTTGGGCATGAACCAATCTGAAAAACTCGTCTAGTTTAGCAATAAGAGTTTTAGGAATTGCAGGCAAGTTGTATATAGCTTCTGCTTCCAAACCAACAAAAGTTTCTCCGAAAGCATCGTTTTCAACAGGTTGACAAACTCTGCCAATCATATTCTTAACAACTTTAAACAAACACATTTGACGATCTTCTTCAACAATTTCAGTTGTTTTACCGCTGGTCCAAATTCTACTATATGAACCAGGTATTTGTTGATAACCGCTAGGTTCTGTTTTTGTATATGTTTTAAAAGTTGATTTGTCAGTTAAGATATAATATATAGTGAATTGCAAATCATTTTCTATAATATTTATAACATTTTCTTTATTTCCCAAAAAGCACGGGACTCCATTGGGCATATAGAAAAAATCTAAATCATTTATAGTTATACCATTCTGTGTTTCAGTCATAATATATTCTCCTTATCTTTACGGTAATTCGAATGTTTTAACAATATTTGCATTCATAAGAATGTTGTCCTGTTCGTGATTCATAATAATATGAATCATTTTTAATTCTTCTAAAGTCTCTATGTTAAATTTTGAAGGATCATAAACAAGTTTATTGTCAGAATTAAAGCATGTGCAGCCTTTGCATGCTTTGTTATATACAGGAGAATTAATTATATTTTTATCAAAATCATAAGGTAACTTAGCATAATCAAGTATTTCTTTTAACGGATAAAAAGAATAATTTTTATCTTCAGAAATTGTAAGACAAACTGTATCGTCTACATGCTGCACAATTCCAAGTTCGTGCATTTTCTCTAAACTCGGAGTATATTCATCATGTTCAACATTTACTTTAAGTTGTCCACAAGGACAAATTATTTTGTCTTCGTATACACCATTTGAACAAGTAGCTTTACAAGTATACTTCACAACAAGTTTATCATTTTCAATGTAAGCATAACGATTGTAATAACTAGGATAAGATTCATAAATTGGCATAAGTGTTGAACAATCATCGCATTTTGCGCAAGGTATAGCACCTATTTGTTGTTCAGGGGATTTGATGCATTCAGTACAAAGATCGTATTCTTCCTTATCATTATTCCAATAAGGTTGATATCCTTTTACTACATAGTCAAGGTGAAAATGACTATCACAATTTGAACAAGTTACAATATCATCATTATGGAAGTATTCGCCGTACCTATCAATGTAGGTAACATAATCCGTATGATAATGTTCATCACGACTTGCTACATAAACACAATTTTCTTCAAAACAATCAGGACAATAATAATAATTTTGAACTACATGTGCATCATCTTTTGATGTATCATGTTGACAACAAGAGCAGGTAACATATTCATTTTCAATTTCAAGTACGTCTTCTTCAAGTTCCGCGTCAACAACTTTACTGTGAGATTTAGCAGTTAAAAAATAGTTTTCTCGCAAAGATTCTACACTCTCATAAGGATTATAAAAATCTGAAGATTTATTTATTACTGCGCTATCAGCATAAGCTTTTTTAATAAAAGCAAAACTATTAATATCTTTAAACTCTTTATCTTTTCTAGCTATTGCATTGACAGGTTTTGTTTTATTCTTATCACTATAGTATGCGGCATAGTCTCCAGTAATTGCCATTCCCAATGTCAATGGAGTTCCATTATGATAATGTTGCGATTGATTATCCTTATCTTGCACAAGAACAGGTATCCACAAAGATTCATTGAGAGTCCATTGAAATCCATCTTTATCAGTCTTTTTATGCCATTCAAAAGGATCCCATAAATATTTATAATCATCCGCAAGTAACTCATTATTCATTGCTCTCGCAGAATAATGATCTCTGTAAAATCTCGGACCATCAGTTTCTGACATGTTATTGTCATTGTAAGCTTCAGAACCAGAACATCTTTCTATAATGCGAAAAACTTTTTCCCCCAAAGGAATGTCAGTCCAATTTTCATTATGATACAAACAAACCCATCCGACAGCGTTTCCGCGATAACCTTTACAATTAATATTTGGCAAATTGACATGATATAAAACTTGATTAGGAGAAGTAATTGGCACAGGAGAATAAAACATTCTTGCGCCATAAAAATTACCATCAAGCAAATCTCCTATATAAATTCTGTAAGGCTGCGCAAGATGATATGTTTGAGCACTTGTATCATTTTCGTATTTGCCCCATATTATTCTAGAAACTCCTGGAACATGTTGTACAACTACTTGACAATGATTACCGGCTTGACGATAAGCCAATAATCCAGTACCATCTAACGGCAACAAACCAGTGTCTATAAATGCATACTTTGAAAAGTTAACATAAAAAGATGTCAAATCTTTTTCGGTAACATGGTCAAGATTAAAAGACTTTACAGTGCCTCGAATAGTAGCGCTTTGAGTTTCGTCTTTAGTTACAATACTATAATCAATCATTAGGGTCCTCCTTATCTACAGCCATGATTTTGTTTATTGCATTATCAATATCTTTCTCAAAGTCTCCAAAGGTAGAAGCAAACCAATTTGGATCAGTTTCAACCATTTCAACAATCTTCAATTTACCATTTAGAGAATCATAAATTTCAACTATATCTGCAACCCTATCTACAGCTTTAGCTAATCTCTTTAGATCGGTTTTGGATCGAGTCAAACTTAGAATCGGTTTCAATACTGGTAAATCATCAATTGTAAAATCGTTAACCAATTTGTCTATCCGTTCTTGCAAAATTTTAACTTTCTTATTTAATTCCTCTTTGGTTTTTGCCGCAGCAGTCATAGAAAATGTAAAAGAAGTAAGTTTGTTTTGGTAATCAAAATTGTCCGTCATAATTTTTATACTTTCTATTGAGTTTTAAATGTTCTTTAAGTTCTATAAAAGACCATATAGCAGTTGATACTCCTACAAACATCTTTGTAAGAATTTTAATTACTTCAGAATGATTAGGATTTAAAGAAGAAAATCCGTTTATATCAAAAAAACATTCATCTAAAAATTGTTTTATATTTTCTTGTTTTTTCACTATTCGCTCTCCGTTTTCTCGTCCAAATCCAAATTGTTGACAATAGAAGCAAAAGTATAATCCACAAATAGTTGTTCTTCATATCTTTCAATTATGCTACTCAATTGTATATTGCGCAATTTTGATACTACACCTATGATAATAAACGGACTTAAAAGCATTAACATAATATTCCTCACTTTTGTTTGGCTTGACGATATTTTTTACCGTCAAATCCAAAATAGTTAAAAATAAAAGAAATTAAATAATATGTTATTAAAATATTTATGCTATAAAATTTGTAAAAACTATTATAAAAAATCATAAATAAAATATAAATAAATTCCAACAACAAACCCGCCATAGAAATCATTGGTAAATTTGCAGGATCTATGTCTGCTATATGAGTTAAGCCTATTAATAAAAATGGAACAGGAATAAACAATGGATAAGACGCTTTCGCGTTAAAAGCTTTTCCATACATATAATGACCCAATTCATGAATTATAATGCCTAGAGACATTAGAATAGCTATAGGAGGGCTTATAAAAGCATAACTAATCTGAGCAACGGCACAAGCAGTAAGTATGGAATAAATTAATTTTATTTTAGATTTATATATTTTCTTTATTTTTTCATACTCTACAAATAAAGCAATCTTTGGATAAAAAGAATTTGTCCAATAATCATCATATTTTAAATTCAAAGTATTTATCATAAATTATATTCTTTGCGTTTAGAAGAAATATAATTTTTGTTAAGTGATTTAGCCACATGAGAATACACAAATGCTTTTACACTATACATAGAAGCTATTTCGTTTTTATTGTCTATAATACTTTCTTCTTGTTTTATTTCCAATTCTTTAGACAATATTTGATAAACAATTTTATGCTTATTAATCGTATGAGTTAAAATATTATGAAAAGTTTTAATATAAGTCAATATAAAAGTAGGAGTAATATCAACATTAAGAGCGGACACCAATTCTTTCAACTCATCAGAATCATCAACAATCATTTCTTCCAAAACATACAACAACACTTGTTGCTGAATAATATTCTGTTCTAGCCGATAGAATTCGTAGGTTTTACTAAAGCGACTATCAGTCATTTGATCCAAGACATGAAATATAGCTTTTGTCAAACCAGTATTATGAGTTGTATCACCCCAGTTTCCTGCAGCTTCTAGCAAAGCAATAACTATTCTTGCCCTAGAATCAACTTGACCTGCTTTTGTCAACAAATCTGAAGTATCTATTTTGAAATCAGCATTTTCGCCAGCAATACGATTTGCTATTGTTTCGCTTATTTTTTGAGAAGTATTTTCATTAGTTTGGAAAATGTCATCATCATTTTGATTAAAAATATCTTCAGGATTATTTGACATAAAGACTCCTAATTATTGATATTAAGATATATTATTAAGATCGATATCTGGATTTGTTCTTATTGAAATTAAATTAGCATTAAGATCAACTAAAACATTTCGTAATTTTTCAACTACAATAGCTTGATTATAAATGTGTGTGTTTCGGTTAGAATTATCAATTGCCAAAATTTCATTACAAGTATTTATCAAAGAAGTTAGAGTATTTTCCACAGTTAATAAAAGAGAATTGATTGTAGAAACAATATTTGGATTAATTTCCAAAAAAGGACTAATCATATCTTGCTTTAATAAATCAAGTTTTTCTTGCATTTCATTTTTATAAGCAATAGTCGAATTAATAGCATTTGAAATTATATTAGAAGCCTTTTCAATCATTTCTTTTTCGTATTGAATTGAATTGGTAATATCTTTAATAATTTCAGAATAATCTTTCATTAAAACATTCTCCTTCATTAAACTACTGAAGCATTTGGGCTATTTTATTTAATTCTTCCATTTCTTTTTTAGAAATTTTACGTTTATTATATAATTCTTCTTGAGAAAGACCAATAGAAAATTTAAGATTTTTATTGTATCTATTCACATGAACATACGTATCATCATTAAGTTGATACTGATTTTTTGTCATTGGTTCTGGAATAAAATCTTCCACCAATACATCAGCTGATTCATTTCCCAAGATAGCTAAACACCAATGGGTTGCCCCTTGGGAAATTCTAATTCCATATTTAGAAGTTTTAACGCCAAAAAAGTTTAAAGGTTTATTATTTTTTGATGCTCTAGTTACTTCTTTAAAGTAAAGAACTTCCTTGACGCCTTTATTGTTTAACTTATAAAGTATGAAATGTGCATTTTCAAAATTGTTAGATATAGCTTGTTGTATGATTATTTTTTTCTTGTTCATAACTTTCCTTTTGTTGATATTACCATATTGAAAATCCGCCACAATTGGCTAAAAATTTTTGAAATTCTATTACATTCTCCTCAGAAAATGGATAATTACATTGAAAGCTTTTCTTTTTACCTAAACCATTACAAGCATTGCATGTCAATATAATATTTCCTAATTCATCTTTTAGGACGTTTTCTTTCTTTTCTTCTTCTAAATAAACAAAACTCCCCGGTGCCCATTTTCTTAGACCAGTTTGATCACAGTATTCACAGTCTTCAAGTTCTAATTCTTCTAAATTCTTCATATAAGATTCTTGATACTGTTTGACAGAACCATTCTTTATATGCACTGCCAATTTATCAGCAAGTTTTTTTGCATCGACAGAGTTTAGTCCGCTTCCAGAATTTGAATGACCATACTCCACCTTACCAGCTATTGCAGGAAAAGTATTCTCTATATATTCCCACAAAGGATGCCACCACCAAACATTGTTTCTAAAATATTCACCGGTTTCATTTTTAGGATTTTTTCCGTAAACATCCATTCCCATAAAGCCTCCTAAGAATTAAAAGTTTTTACAGATAAACGCGTATTAACATCGCAAATAGCGTGATACACTGTTTTATCTGAAGATCTTTCAAAAGATAATCTGTATTCAATCTCCGAATGATTAACAGTTAAATCAACAACTTCTTTGCTTATTAATTTATACAATTCTGCATTTCTGTTATTACCAATCCAAATATATGAATTAACATCTATATTGGACACCGACAAAGTCTGCCCATAATAATTTTCTGGCATACTTGGAATATAATATATTTTATCAATAGTATTACTCATTTTTATTCTCCTTCGTGGGCCGTGTAGGGTTTGAACCTACGACCTTCACCTTGTAAAAGTGCTGCTCTACCACTGAGCTAACAGCCCAAATCGTGGGGGGACGGTTCGCTCCCCTTGTTAAAACACTGGCTGGGCCATACGGTTTTTAACCCCGTTGTAACGTGTGCACACGTTACTTGATTATTAAGCAAATTAAAATTTATTTTTAATTCGCTTAATAAAATTAAAAATTAACTGTTTATTCGATTTTGCAAAAGATCAGAACGTATAAAATTACCAGTATTGATTGGATAATCAATAAAATGATTTCCATTCAAAGTAATTTTAGTTATGCTTTCAAAACACGTTATGCAAAGCATGCCCTTTTCTGTTTGGGCTAGCGCCCAAACATCATCTTTTAATGCATAATATTCAAATATTTTCAATGTGTTAACACCGCATTGAACACAGTTAAATTCTGACAAATCTTCGTCATCCATAAATATCAGTCCTGTCGATTTAATAATCGTTTGACATAAAATGCTATTATAGCGCATACTATAATTGTTCCCACAAAAAATAAATCTAATTCTGTGGTATCTAATATATTATGATGATCAGCTATCACTGCCGTCTTCTTCTAACATTTTATTTATAGCTTGATCCAAATCAAGTATCTCTTTGTCAACCAATTCGTTTTCCCATTCGTCTACCGCGTATGTGATATGTGGTTCTAAAATTTGTTGAACTTGAGTCAGCCAATTTATTTCTAAATCTTTTTCAGACAAAACTCCAGCCCCTACCCAATCAGCTATCCGAGCGGATATGGCTTTAGACACTTCCCACATTTGCTGATATGTCAGAACTATTGACGCTTTGTATTCTGAAGGATCGTGTATCATAAGTTGTTACCCATACATGAACTAACAAAAGTTATCATAAATACAAGATATAATATTATGCCACTTGCCAATAA